CCGCTGCATACCGGCAGGATCGCCCCATATCATTACTTGGGCATTAGGAAACCTAGCATTTAACTCAGCAAGTAATTGCTGGCCGAATCTCTCCAGACCCATGTCAGAAGTAACTATCTCATGCAGGACTATCCATCTACCATTGTTTAAGCGTTGGCCTATAACAGCAGCAGGGGTTAATCCAAAGTCTAATCCTATCTGTATGGGCAGGGATGGGTCATATTCCACGTCGCCACTCATTAGAGCATCGTTATATTCAATCCAGACAGGCTTACCTTCTTGCACATAGGTATACTTACCTTCTGCATAACACCTGATCCAGTCCAAGTTCTTGCCGGCAAGCATCTGTATGTAGTAACCAGGAGGCAGGTTATTGATGTTCTCAGCCCTCTGGTTGATCTTCCACCACCTACCTGATGCAAAGATATGGTCATTAGCTTCTGGGTTCTCAGGGAGATCTCCAGGAGCAACCTCTATAACTCCACCTGGTTGTTTAAAGAACTCCCATCCATACTTACCAGTAACCTTTTCCTTTTCTGCCATACGGAACCACCAATGATCGTCATCCATTGGGTTAGTATCCATCCATATGCCATGCCAAGAGGGGCCACCATCCCTTTGTGTGGGGTAACGACCAACCCGATGGGTAAGTCCGTCGATGACTGCTTTTGGCAGCTCTCGCGCCTCATTAACCCAAGCGCCGGTAAGCTCAAGGGACAGTAGCTTTCGGACATCCTTGGGCTGATCTAGCGCAAGGAAGATGACTTCGCAATCAATACCAGCGGCACCACCCCTAGATGGCAGTCTGATATGATGAGTAATAGGTGGGGTCCACAGCATATGTCCAAAGGTATTCTCTGGGAACATATCTATCCAAGTCTTGATAGTAGTGGTCTTTAGTTCTGGATAACTGTTTCTAACGATAGCAAAGCGGGTGTACCTTATCCCGTCTATAGGAGAAGGCTTCTGCTTAACAGCTCGCAGCATTATCTCAGCACAGCAGGCATATGACTTACCGCTACCTACGGCACCCATAATGCCTCTAACAAAGGCATCTGAGCGTATGAAGTCGTAGACTACTGGTGATTTACTGAAGTCAAGGTTAAGACCGGCAACCCCAACCTCTTTCTGGCTACGTTCTTTAGTCTTAGACATCAGGAGAACCGTTCTCAATAATGTCTGGTGTCCTAATATTAATACCAATAACACTAGGTTTATCAGAGTCTTGTGGAGAATCCAGCAATCCAGAGGCTTTCGCAAGCAATCTGAGCACTCCAACCTTATCAAACAGCTCTATATCTAGGGTATTGTAGGAGTTACCATCTTTATCAGTCCTAGTATTGCACTTAATGGACTTAATGGCTTGAAGTGCGTGCTCGGGGATCTCGTTAGATGGCTTTACTGTAATGTTACCTTGAGCATCCCACGACATGATATCCGTGAGCTTAGTGTTAGCCATAGATAACAAGGCGTAGGATACCGCTTCCTTGTTAGCTTCTAGTGTTGCAGATCTCTTTAAATCACTCTGTATCGTCCTGATACCACCGTAATTCTTCAAGGATGGTATCTTCTTTGCGAAACTATCTGACATTCATCACTCCGTCTGTGGGATCACATCTACAGCGACTAAGCATCTGCCACCCTTAAATGGAACACCTCTTTGTACATACAGCTTATCTACTTGGCTATCATCGTCATATACACCAGCATCCATTAAACTATCCAATACTGCTTTACAGATATTATCTATATCAAACAATCTCTTGCTTCTAGGACATACAATAATACATACAGACAGTCTCGCATCCCCTAACTTAGGTACATTGTTCTCAGATACATAATCCGCTACAGCTTTCTTAAAGATAACTCCAGCTTTAGATATGAACCGTCTATTCCCATTAGCTCTCCAATAAGTGTTAACTGAAGGGGGATATGGAAGCATTAACATCTTAACCTCTACTGGCATCAGTCATACAGAAGTATAAGCTATCTTTAATAAATACTGCAAGATAAATATAACTTGCTATTAGGGAGAGATGGATATATTATTATGTCTTGGGGGCATAACCCACCCCTCGCAAATGTAGTGTCTGACAGATGCGGATAAACGTGGCGTACAGTAAGTGTTTCCTTAGTTACCTTGCCAGGATTGGATCTACAAGGAATTATCGGGGCACAGTCTACTGAGAGATAACTCTCTAGCCTAGATAAACAAGAAGACACATCCTTTTAGGATCTTCCCCTTTAATTATACGGGTAAGGTTCTATCTGTCTCTAAAATCCCACCTCATCGCATACTTAGTCCCACCGCTATAACGTGATCTTCTGTAAAACATATACTTAATACGTACCTCTTCTATCAGGTTCCGTTACCAAAAACAATTTTATATATAAAATTCAAAACACCACATAGTAAAGTGGTAAGCAGAAGTGGGAATCGCAAGCTCAATACAACACATCAACACAGAAGTGGGAAACCGGAGCTGAAATCAGGTACTAATCCACTAGAAAGTGGGAAAAAGTTGAGAGGAAGCCCCTCACCGCTACCGGTAGGGTAGGGGGGGGATAGGGTGCCTTCCGCAACAATCGTAATGGATACAGCGGCCTGCGCAGCGTGTACATATGGACAGCGTGTTCAGCGTGCCATATCAGCGGTATATCGCTAGCTGGAAAACAGGGGTGGGAGCGTGGTGACAGGATGTGGTTACAGTGTGGAAAGATAAACTCTCAATTGAGTTAACGTTATTCCAGATTCTGTCATTCTTTCCAGAATAAGAATATGTTCTTCAGTTCTTACAGAATTCCCACTTATACCCATAACCTCCCCCCAATTCAACAGTGATTCCCCACTTTGTATAGGATTGACGGTAGATTCTGTTACCTTATTCCCACTCTCGCACGTATTCACCTCAACCACCTTCCGTGGCCGTCCTCTACTCTTTTTAATTCCTGACATCTTAACCCCCTTTAATGGATGGATTGGTTCTACTAATTGAGACTGACTGATACCTATTGCATCGTCCGTGGTGATACTGGTGTCGTAAACCATCCTACGCACGCATCCACGAATACCAGGTACGCCATGCTTCTTCACTCTAACGATATATCCCACCTCCTCTATCTTCTGTAGCATTAATGCCATGTAGGATTTACTACAGCCGTAGTCCCTCCCCAGTGCAGTGCAACTAACGAATGACATACCAGCGTTGTTACAGTAACTTGCATATAGTCCTAGTATCCTTAATTGAGATAAACTCAACCGCTTTTCCCTAAATGCTCTCAATGGGACTACGCAGAACTTCCTCCCGTCCTCCCTTTCTACGCGCTCAATCACCGGCTTATCTGGCAACACGAATCCCATTTAATACCCTTGCAGCGAAAGTGAAGACTCACATTATATATATTTAATGGAGGGTATTGACAATATGTATACAGATTGACTATTATTAGTACGTGCACCATTCGCACATTACATAAAAGGATTGAATTATGAAAAGCTTTAAAGAATTAGTTATCAACGATTGGTACGCACCTATTTTTAATAATCAGGTGGGAAGTTTTTACCAATACTTAGGCGGGTTTGATTTTGTTACTGAGAATGGCGAGCTTGCTGAATATTTCTATGATCCTGAAATAGGCTTAGGCGTATCCGTAGACGCGGCCGATGGGTATACATCATGATATATATTCTGGAAGTGTTATCTGTTGTATCAATGTTCGCTCTACTAATCCTAATTCTACTAATTGGTGGGGGTGTAGCATGAATACATTCAATGTATATTATGGAATCATAACCGATGAGAGCGCGGAAAATGGCGATTTCTATGAGATAGGCCTAGTTGATGAGAATGTCTCGCTTAGAGAAGGTATCAAGTTACTTGCAAGCGAAAGTTCGCATAATGATAGTTATGACGTGCAGCGCTCTGATTTTGTAATCACTGTAAGTTATGGCCGTGATTTTCTCTCAGGATTATTTGAGAATAGATATCTACATATTCCACGCAACACCACCACATCAAGCCTAAAGAGAATTCATAGCCTGTTTAAATAGAGTCTTATCTTATAGGTGAAAGCCTATAGGGGAACACTTTAAACACCCATTACATAAAAGGAAGTAAAATGAAGACGCCCAAGAAGCCGACAGGGTATATCCTGTATCGTGGTAAATCAGAATTAAACGGCAAGCCTATTGTCGTTATTGCCATAACTAATAGTACCAATTCTAAAACCGGTAACATGGTCCAGACTTACATCATGGCAGATAATGGATTATCACCGGTTATATCTGCTCGAATCCTAGAAGATGCGGCCGTGTGTGGCGATTGTAAGCACCGGAGGGGATTGGGTGGTTCATGCTACGTTAACCTGGGACAGGGACCACGGTCAGTTATGTCCGGTGTGTTGCGTGGTATCTATCCATTTAATCCTATGCAAGCGGCAATAGAATGCACCGGTCGTAAAGTTAGGCTTGGGACATATGGGGACCCCGCGGCCGTACCATTCCATATATGGGAAAGCCTATTAGAGAATGCGGCCGGGAATACCGGCTACACTCACCAATGGCGTAAATTTAAATCAGCGAAAAGCTTAAAGCTTATGAGTCTAGTCATGGCAAGCGCTGACAGTGAAGCCGATAGAATTGAAGCTATTACACGCCGATTCCGTACGTTCCGGGTCCGGTCCAGTGATGAGCCGATAATGGCCGGGGAATTTCAATGTCCGGCAAGTAAGGAAGCGGGTAAAAAGAGGACTTGTGGCGATTGCATGGCGTGCGATGGGGGAATAAGTGGAAAAGGCTCACCAACTATCGTGGTTCATGGCTCACTTGCAAGCCGATTCTCTAATTAAGGCATAAAAGCCTATCCTATAGGGCCTTTTGGGCCTTATGGGATACTCTTTTGTACAATGCGGGGATTATTCACCGCATGAGGTATCTATTCGCGTATCTATTCGCGTATCCATTCATAAATGAGGTTATCTATGGAAGACTTAGAATTCAGTGATTATGAATTAAACCAGGAAGACGACATTATCCTAGACATTGAGACAGACAGTTACCTGGACAATCCTAGGCATGGCCAGGCCTATTATTTAAACAGAGGGGATTATTAAATGATCAGACTATGGTTAACGCCAATTCTAGCGGCCGTCGCTGTATGGATAGTCTTTTTTGGAATCTTACACGGACTGGAATATATGGCCAAAATCTACGGACAGTAGTCCGGACATTCTAATTATGATACAGGATTAATACGCCAGACTTTCGGCGTGTTACCTTGTGAGTTAGCGCTAACTAACGTTAAGCGGGTTAGTGACTGCTAACATTTCAAAAAAGCAAGCACTAACTATCCGTATCAGCAAGTAACCCAGGATGCCATATGGGAAGGGGCGGGCATTTTGTAACTGGTCCAACAGCGATTGGCGGCAGAATAGTTGGAGCTGGGCCGGAGAATTACTGTGGCTGAGCCAGCCAAATCAAAGCCCCATATACTCTTGGAAAGTCTGGCTCGATAATAGGCCCTAAACCTCGATAATGTTACCTCTAAACTGCATATGGTTCTCATCCCAGACTGAAGCCTTCTCTGGTTCCAGCATATGGCCATCATGGAAAGTAACCACGATAAAGCCAGCAACCCAGTTCCTCGGATTATCCTCCATGTAGCCAGCAAATTGCTCACCGTAGGGGTTAGCTAGGGTGCCGCCATCAACGCCGAACCTGGTGCCGTTGTAGTCAGTGAACGGGGTTACTTTGAGAGAGTGCAGGTGCCCAGTTACCACGCTCTTGCCAGACTTCAGAGTGTTGTTATAGACCGCGTGAATACCATTATGATATCTGTGCTTAATCACCAACTCATCATTGACCCAAGCGCTCCAGCACTGGTTCCATCTAGGGAAGTGATCCTTGAGGGCAAACCCTTTAATGCCTTCATACTCAGGTGACTGGGCCGCTAACCGAGTCTCAAACCTAGCATCGTGGTTGCCCAGCTGCCAGTATAACTTAGCATTCTTGCCGGCATCCTCAACCATCTGGGAGAACTCTTGGCAGGCTTCCAGCTCCTCTTTGACAGTAGGCGACTTATCCCAACCTATCCTTGGCCATCTACTGGCACGTGCCCCATCAAATATATCGCCGTTAAAATGTACGGCAACAGGTTGCAACTCTTTGACAAACTTAACAAAGCCACGCTGGGCGGTAGTCCTCTCGCCAGGCCATACGTGAGCATCTGATCCGATTATATGGATGCCATTAAGTGTATCAATCTTGATACGTCCTGGTGCTTCCGGCAAAACATATACCTTACCTGATATTGCCGACAACAAGGTGCCAGTCCTATTCTCAACTGCCCTCCGCCTTGTATGTACCGCCCTCTCAGACATCTGTAGTCTTTTGGATACAGCCTTTGCACCACCTAACTCACGCCATATATTGATAAAGTCTTCGTCAGATACAACCATTAATGCCCCCTAGTTGGCGCAGGTCGCCATATATCTTCTCGGATAACCATAATTGCAGTGTTGAACGTAACAATAACGGACTCGTTATATAGACAGTACGCAGGATTGATATCCTCAAGGCGCATAAAGGCACCCCAAGGTGCGGTTGCACTTGACTTGTAGAACAGGATAGGTTTGGATGGGAATGCGTCTAAAACTGTCTCGGTCCAGCAGGCACTGATATCGCCAGCGTTTGACCTGACTAAGCGTAAGTGCCACCCTGGAATCTCTTGTGCTTCGAGATCCAGTTTCAGGCTTTTAAAGATAA